ATCCATTTCTGACTTTCAAATTCGATTGTTTCAAAATCTTCGATTGTCATCATGAATTGACGGTTGGCGCTCTCGTCAAAACGCCGTCCTTTTAAAAATTTCAATTCCTCTTATTCCTCCCTTTAGAAATAATATTGCGCGCTTGCCATACGTTCTTTTACTGTGCTGCTCGTATCGTAAACGTGCTGTGAATAGATCGCGTACCTTACCGCGTCCAAAACGTCGTCATGTTCTTTGACCGGTTCGCCCGTTCGCTCGTTCCAAACATACTGATATATTTCATCTTTGAACTTGCGCACCTTATTTGAAACAACAAAAAAGCGACCGCCCTTCATGAGCTTAGCCACTTCTTCAATCCCAGACAATACTGACTTGTAAGCATTAAAGCACTTGAGCCGTTCGCGGTTAAACCGTCCGACGTGCTCGGGGCGCGCACTATCAGCCCAGAAAAAGATATCGCCGTAACGCGCTTTTATATCTTTTGCAAGGTCCACCCAAAAATCAATCTCTTTGTACTGGTAAGCGTGTTCCTCCAAAATATACACATCGCCGGCCTCGGTCTGACCGACGACCACGATAGAGCCGTAATGTTCATAACCCCAGTCAACGCCCGCGTAAATTTTCGCGAAATGCTCGGGTAATTCGTTTATATACATATCTTCTTTAAAGTCACGATACACCGCACCTTCACCAATCACCCACCGGCCATAGATACCGCGTTCGGTAAACATACCGGAAGGCGTTGTTGCGATTAAGTTATCGACGTATCGTTGATTCAAGAATGTATTATCAAAAATTGTAAAATGATTGGCAAGTATTTTCTCGCCGTCAGCTTTGTCAATATAATCAACTTTAAGCCAATGCTTCGGATGGTCCGGGTTGGTATCGCATATAATACGCGCACCGTAACCTGAGCAACGTTTTAAAATTTCGTCGAATACCTCTTTATTCGCCAACGTCGCCTCGTTTATATACGCTCCGAAGGCTGTCATACCACGAATCGCTTTCAAGCCCGCTATGGACCCCGTAAACGTCGTTACAACGTACACCCCGAAAAGCGTAAAATTTCCGTGCCTGTCAAACTGGAATTCGTGCCCGTAAGCGTCGGTTATCTCGCGTAAGATATTTGTTTGCAACGTCCCAGACGATACCGCGCCCAGAATATACATCGGAGTTTGAACCCCGACTTTTGCAGCGTTCTTTTTAACGCGCTTCAATTCCATTAAAAATAGATCATTGTCTAGCTTGGTCTTACCAGCACGAACCGCCCCGTGGTTGATCATCATATACCAATCACGGGCAAGGGAACGCCTCAAGATTTTAATTTGTTTATCCGTATAAAGCCGGTCAAGAGTCATTTTGAATCACCCCTTCCAGCTTGTCAAAGTAATCGGCCATGATATCCTCGGAAGCAATCCCGCCTTCAAGCTGCTGCTCGCGTTTCTTGTTCTCGAGTTGCATAGCCTTAACGCGTTCCTTTTGCTCTTTCTTATCAAGACTGTCTTTCGTACCCTCGTTACCGTTCATCTTCGCCAATAACTCAATCGCTCGCATATCTCCCTTTAAGGCTTTTTGTAAAAGAACCGTCACGACTGCCGTCTGGTTTGTAGCGCTCAAACCCTTTTCTTCGAGCGTTTCTTTTAACTGCGGACTGAAGACATCCATCGATAATATTTCATTGACTTTCTTTTTTAAGTCTGCTTTTTCCCTTCGAGCTTTCCCGGAGGCGATACCGCCTTTTCGTGAAATTTCCCTTGCTTCTTTCTTGGTTCGCTCGGTTACCGGAATTAAGTTTTCTGTTCCATCTCTAGGCAATTCTTACCTCCTTTCAAACAAAAAAATCACAAGTGCCATTGCTTGTGATTCTATTCTATATAGTTAAAAAAGGATATTTTTACGCTATTTAAAAACGAGAAAACAAAAAAAGCCCCGACATTAAGTTGAGGCTAAAGATTATAGGCGGACGGATTTCAACCGTCGTCTTGATAATAACACATGCTTCAATGGGTAGATACTACTATATTTAGTGCACCCTAGCCATATCCATCACTTTTTTTATAGTGTCATACCATGTTTTCACTCGTAAACTACTATCCTATTTCTTGTTTCTATTATACCAAGAATTTACAGCTTTTTCAACTATTTTTATATCCTTAGAACTCAAGGCCTGAGTCCCTCTGTATTCCTCATGATTGTAACCGTAATGCACATGAGGTAATGTTAAAACACCATTTACCCTATGAGGTACACCCTCAAGGTCAATCTGCTTATTTCTTTTATTTACGCTATCAAAAAAGGTTAGTGACTTCAGCACATCTTGATTGTTAACAGTCCCATAAATACGCCCTTTTGTCATGGTTTCCATCGGAGTTTTAGCATTTCCACCGTTATATCTAACAAATTTAATATTTCCGTCTGTATGCAACGTAGTATATTCTGTCCCGTACAGTTTGCTTTTTTTGCTCCTGCCAGAACTCGCACCTCTGCCACCCATGGTTTACCTCCCGTTTTGTCGCTTCCATTCATTAAACGAAATTAGGTAATCTTCTTTTCCCGTCAGCGCTCTGTGTTTGACTTGTTTCCCATGCCTGTTTAGCGTTCCTGTCCCCAATAATGCCCATGTATTTTTTCTTTTTTCTACTTCTGCTCGCCAATCCTTGATATCTTTTTGGTTTTTCTTATCTATTTTACGTGTTTGATCTTTATTCAACTCTTTAACGATTGTTCCGTTTTTTCTAGCATTTTCCAAAACTTTTGAAAATGATGCTCCCTCATGGTGTTTTGGAAGCCCGTAATCATCCCATGTTGCTACACCATCTTTTCCTATACGTTGATATTGACGAATAGTACCATCTGACGTTTTTACCGCAATTCTATCAACCTTATTACTACCGACTTTTACGCCTCCGCCACCGGATTTTTTTCCTTTTCCGGAGCTTGCTCCTCTACCGCCCATGTTGTTTCATCCTTTCTGTCGTTGCATTTTCAAAATAATGCACCTCAATATCTCCATAATCATATTCAACCTTACCGCCGTAAACCAATAAACTTTTCGGTTTCAGCAGCTCGATCATGACGTCCATCCCGTCTTTCCATATTTCAAATTGTTCTTCATTTTGTTTAACCCCGATTGTACTAACCGCAAGTGTAGCACCCTCCGGCAATCCGTCAAAACAAAACGAAAAACTGTCCGAATATCCCCACGATACAGTAGGAATCACGGTATAGCCGTAACGTTGCATAACTTGACCGATTAACCTCGAGCGGTAAATGTTCCATACTTGCATAGCTATTGGCATATCGATGTATAAGCTAAAGTCCGGCGTTAGCACGCAATCGAATTGACTTAATTTCTCAATATAAAATTCCGGCCGTTGCCAGATTCTCTCGAATTGATAATCATCCAAGAAGAAATGCACGCCCGCTTCATAATCGGGCTTGTTTAAAACGTAATTAAACCCTTGTAACTTTTTAGGGATATGATCCACCGGTTCAAGGATAGGCATTTCAAAAGGCCCTTCAGTTTTTCCGGGCTCGAATAAATCGAGATTGTACTGATTGATTGTTGTTTCTTGATGAAATTCCCCTTCGTCTTCTTCTTTTGGTGTATCATCCGAAAAACCGAGATCCACTTCCGAAAACTCGAATCCGTATTCGCTCATGTCAACCGTGAAGATATCTTCCAATTCCGCGTTTAACAAATCAACGTCGAAGCCCGTATCGATATTCAGTTTGTTATGCACTAAGATATAAGCCTTCTTTTGTTCTTCGGACAAATGAGATAATCGAATAGCTTCCACTTCATCATATCCGAGTTGCTTCAAGGCCTTCAATCTTCCGTGTCCTTCAATTAAGACGTTGTTTTCATCTATTGCGATAGGATCATTATTTCCGAATTCGAGGATTGATTTTTTTATTTTCTCAATTTGTTCTTGCGGGTGTAATTTCGCGTTATTTTCATATTCCACCACGTCAGAAATATTTATTGTTTCAATTTTCATATAAGCACCAAAAAACAGCCCCGAAAGGGCTGTCGAGTAGGTAAGAAGCGCTTTATTGCACCTCAAAAAGTTCTTTTCGTTTTTCTCCTGATAATACAATTTTATCACCTTTTTTCGTGCACTTTTCCCAACTTTTAGCGATTTTTTAAAAAAATACTTGTATATTTCTTTTCTAGTCCTTCAAAGAACGGCTTGATAACGTGCCTATATACCGAATTTTTCGACATAAAGAGCTCGAGTGCCACTCCTTCAACGTTTTTTGAGCGTGTCACATAAAGAGCCTTGATTGCTTCCCAATTTGTAACCCCGCATTCCACCTTGTATTCTTCAATCGCTTGCGTTAGCGTATAAAGTCGAATCAATTCTGGATCATTTTCTTTCATAATGACATTTTTCAAGGCTTCGGGAGTATTTTTTGCGGTCTTACTTTTGATATACCAGTTTTCGTCAAAATTTTGGTACGGGAAAGTAATTTCTTCGATACGTTCTTTTATTTCCTTATCGAACGGATAGCGTCTAAGCGCGTCTATTAAATATCCGTATCGTGTTTCAATTCTCAAACTTCCCACCTTTCTAGCCTGATAGCATTTTAAAATTCTTTTTGATAGATATCGAAGACGCCTCTTTTTTGCGATTGTCTATACGCAATCGCTTCTTCTTTTGTTTGAAATTCGACTTCTTCAAATGGTGACGTTCGATTGCATTCCATCCTTGTAGCCTTCAAGTATTTTCTCACAACGTAAACTTTCAAAATTCCACCTCATCTCCAATTTTTACTTCTTCAAATTTATCTTCACTCACCACAAACACGTTACCGTCAACCGTGATAGTAAATAGATTTCCGATTTTTCGTTTTTCTGTAACCTTACCAGTGATCTGATATTTACTATCAGCATGATAGACTAGCAAGGGTTTATCTAGCTGACTGCGTTGCATGAATAACAAGCAAGTAGTAAGTAAGGCATAGCCGATTAAAAAGCGTTTCATTGCTTACCCTCTCCTTGAGTTAAAATAGCTAAAATCTCTTCGTATATTGGGTCTATTACATAAATGAACTCGTCAGCGGTCAGTTGTTCTTTGATTTGTTCTTTTATTTCATCACTCAAATATACTTTGCTGAAATAATCATCATCTTTCAAAACAGTTGTAATATAACTCGCATTAACCGTTATAGGATTTTTTACTTCTCCGTACTTAAAAGGTACGAGTTGAATAAATTTCGTCATTTTCAGTCCTCTAAAAGTTCTGGATTCTCATAGACGTTTCCGAGGATTTCTTCATGCTCAGTCCATGCATAACCTTCTCTTATACCTTTTAGGTATATAGCAGGCATTCCGCCTATGTATGTACCACCATATTCTTTTACTAAATACACTTCATGAGGACATCCTCTGGTACATTTTATAATATCTCCAACAAAGACCTCCTTACCGTTCTTATCTTTTAGTCCTGTTGACTGCATGAGCTCATATTCTTTCATATCCTCTTTTGCAACATTGCCATTTTTGTAAGTCACTTTAACAACTTGTTCATCTAAGACTAGTGCATTAACTTGCACCATTTCTTTTAACACTTTATCCCACGCTCTAAACTTTGGAATCATCTTGCACCTCCTCATCATCATTTGTGAAATATTCTCTAAGGATTTCCAAAGCGTACTTTTGACCGTTTTCTATGAATTTTAGGTATTCTTCATCTGATATTATCATTCTGTTACCTCCTCAATCTCAATACCTGGGCAATCAAACACCCAACCAAAACCAGCTTCTTCTAGTTGTTTGCGGGTAACTTTATAATTCCCAGCTGTTATATCTTGACTAAAATAAAGAATACTCCCTGATTGCGATTTGACCAAAGGCTGCCTATTTTTTAAAGTCACCACATACCGCTTCTCTTCCTCTACCTCGTAGCCATACTGCCAAGCAATAGTGAAGATTTCCATATTATCATCTGCAAAAAGCCAATCATAAAAATTATCATCTCTTTCAGTCGCCATCATTGCGTTGAAGATGTTATAATCGTATTTTTTCATATACTCGATTTTATCAGCGATATACTTCGGAACTTTGACTATTTCTTGTTCGTCTAGTTGTTTTATTGTTTTTAATAGCCACCCTCTATTTATTTTGACAAAATCCATAAGAATCCCATTCTCGTAAGGCATATTTTCGATTCTTTCAATCAACTCTTTTTTATTCATTCCGTCACTTCCTTTAATTCAACCATCGGGTTATCTAGTAACCACTCGAGATTTTTCGCTTTAATTTCATCGATTGTAAAAGTTTGTTTAAACTCGACCGTGTAACGCGTTTCATCTTCAATCTCTATGATATAGGTCCCCCGTGTCTTCTTTTCATTTTTCGTTGTAGCAATCAAGGTTCTTAACGTCTGAATCTTCGCCCCGGTCTGGTCTGCAATTTCTTGTAAAGTCCCGACTGCTGTTAGCTCGTCTTTTCGATAATACGCAAAAGTACGGACCTTCATCGGTGAGCCCAGCAATTCGATGTCTGTCACCTTGAAAAAATCACAAAGAGTTTCGATCCCGAATTGGCTTGGCAAGCGTGAACCATTGAACCATGAAATAATTGTATTGTAAGCCCACCTGATTTTATCTGCCAATTCTTTTTTTTCGAGCCCTTGTTCCTCTGTAAATTTTTTCAGATTTTCCCGCAAGCGTTTTTTCTGCTCATTGTCATATTTCACATATTCCATCTTTTTTTCCTTTCCATTCGGAAATGCAGATATCATATTCTTTACCATTGAATCTGACTAAATGATTAACAGATATTATTTCGTTTCTGTTTTCTAATGATTTTATGGCGTCCAAACATTTTTCGCCGATTTCAATCCGCTTTACACGTTCGCTATCTTTTTGCCCTTCCATTTCTTCCAAAATTTCAAAATACGTTTTTTCTTTCATGCTTTCGCTCCTTCCGCTTGAGCTTCTAACCATTCAAACAAGAGTCCGAATTGCTGCACGACTAGATCGTTATCATTGTACTTTTTACAGATTTCAGCAATCGAAGATGCCACCCAATGCCAATACCGGTCAGAACCGAATCCGGCTAGTTGTGCCATCTGATTGCTTCTAGCCATCCACTCTGGAACTTCCACACTAAAGAAATGTATATAATTCATCGTTCCATTCCTCCACTTTGACATAGATTCCGACAATCTTCGCCCAGAACTTTTCAGAAATTTCACTAGCCACTTGAGCGTCGTCGTTCCAATAGCCGACTTTTGTCATGCAATCTTTAAATAATTTTTGTAAATTGTCTGTGTCTGGTTTCGTCGTTTTATATTGCCCGTCGTGTGCTCCCTTTATCATCGGGAAACACCACTTGACGGTCAGACGAACTGCGCCTTGAATTTTATCCGGAGGAACGTGACGCGCAAGCAAGCCTTCAAATTTTGCTCTTGCATTTTGCAATTCCACCGGTTCATAGAATACCGGCTTGCCATTTCGGACGTTTACTTTTTTTTGCTGGTGAGTTGTTGTCGGAATTTTTTCCATCGGTAAAAAGAATTCAATCATATTATTCGTCCTCGTAAAATACAAATATCATGACATCCTCACCTAAAGTTTTGATCTCAGTATTAACCCAAACCTTTTTTTCTTTTTCGAGCCATTCTAAAAAAAGATTGACTTCCGTTTCAAATTTTGAGAAGAAGCTCACGTTCGACTTAAAAAATTTTACTTTCATATTTTACCTTTTCTTTTTAGTTTTTTATT